GCAATTAGATGATTCTTTTCTTGATAAAAAAGATTTTCATATCCTCTATCAATGATAGTTTGCAAAGTTGCCCACCCTATGTTGTTGTTTTCCACAACAAGTAGAGCATCATTATATTTGGTTGCTAGTTCTATGAGAAAGTTTCCAAACTCAGTTGTTCCTAACTGACCTTTATATTCAGCAACTTGTTCCATATCTTCTATATCAAAAACTTGTGCAGCCGAATAATCTGTTCCATCACCACGAGCTACATCAGCACATATTAAATAATTCTTATCATAATTTGGATAATCCCATATCCAAAGGTTTCTATCAAACCCACTCTTCTCATTTGGTTCACAACATAGGTTTTGTTTATACCATTCTAATATAGCAGGATCTACAACTGAACGACCAGAACTTAGAAAGTCGGCATCACATTCTTGAGCAGCTTTAGTTGGACCAAGTATAGTATCTTGTTCTCGTCTCCAACCTTCGTCTCTTTCAGGATGTTGTGACCAATGAAGTTTGACAGTATTAAATTTATTTAGACCATCTGTAGCTTCCATCCAAGTTTTGTGAAACCAATTACCTACACCATTAGGTGTTGATATTGCTAAACAACGACCACCAGTAGCAAGTGTCTGTTGAGCAGCAGTCCATATCGTATCAATTCTTTCAATAAAAGCAGCCTCATCTAATATTAATAAGGATAGTGCTTCTGAACGACCTGCACTTTCATTAGAAGCAATAGCTTTTATTTGTGAACCATTTTTAAATACTAATGAGAGTTTATTGTTTTCCACAATAGCAGTTTTTAACCATTGTGGTAAAGCTTCATACATCACACGAACTTTTGTAATTAAATTTTTTGCAGTATCTTTAGCAGTAGCAATCACCAATATATTCTTATCAGGATTAAACAACATCATCCAAAGTGAATAAGCAGCACTTAATGTTGATATACCAAGTTGTCTTGACTTTAAAATTATATTATAATCATTTTTTTGATATTCTTCTAACACATCATACTGATATGGATAGAGTTTAAATTTTATTTTACCCCTCTGTGGATGTTGAATTATACAAAATTCATTTATAAAGAATGATGGATCTTTAGCACACTTTAAATAATTTTGTTTTATTGCTTGTTTTAAGTTACTCATTTTCTATGTTCATGGTTAGCGATAGCATTTGCTACAGTTTTATCAAATGCACCTTTACTATTTTCATCTAATTTCATTTCTGATTCATACTCAGCAAGAACGGCTTCCCATCTTTTGGTTTCCATTTCCTTCACCCAATCTTCCCATTTACCTTCTCGTTTTAATTCTGTTTCAAAATAAAGTTGACAATGATAACATCTTTGCATTCTATTGTAAGTGTCTTGGTCAAGTGTTTTAAGAATAAGTTTTTCACAATCATTACATTTATCAAATCCTCGTGGTGGTATTTTTGTAATTTGTTTTCTCTTACCATCTTTAATTTCCCATCTACGACCACGAGCATCAACCCATTCCTCGCCTTCTTTTCGCATACTAACACTTTTTGGTGTATAACCAACTCTAATGCTACCTTGTCCACCAACTCCAGCTATTAATTTTTTCACTTTTTCTATATTCCTACCCATAACCTATTCCTTAAAATGTCATTAAACCTGTAATTTGATTTATAGGAGCAAAAGCGCCTGTAAATTTATAAGTGTTTCCATTGTATTTAAAAACTAATCCTTCACTTGGAACGATAGCATCCAATCCACCAATAGAATCAAGTTTACTTAATTGTTGTTGTAATTTATTTAATTTTTTTAAATCTCCACCACTTCTTACATTTGATATGGCAGATTTTAATTTCTTACGAATACTTTGAACCGACTTTGTTGGATTAACAGCCATCCACCCATCCATATTTTTCATTATCTCAGCACCAACTTCAAAGAATAATTCTTCAAATGGTTTCATATTATCTTTGACCATCTTAGAATGATCCATTTTATCTGTAGTTAATACCCAATCTAAAAACTTATCATTATCAAGTGTAGCTTTCATATCTCTTACTGAATATGATTTATCAAAGAAAGCCCATCTCATCGTAAGTCGTTTAAGAACATTTGCCGGTATCTTATATTTAAATTGTTTCGCGGCATTATAAATGTATTCTTCCCAAAATCTTTGATGATACAATCCAAGTGTATCATTATCTTTTAATGCAAATTGACTTTGTAATTTTGATAAACGACCTTGATACTTCTTTTTCATCTTTCCAAAGTCTTGATGTTTTGGAACTGTAACAAAATTTGGTTTTGATATTTTATAATGTTTTTGGATATGTTGATTAACTTGTTTTATCATACCCTTTAACATTCTTGCACTATCTTTTGCTTGACCTATCACTTTTCCACTATCATCGTATTCCATCGCACCATGAAAAATAAGTTCTGTCAAATCATAATTAATTACATTCTCACTAGCAGGCCACATCACCTCTAAACTCATCCACTTTGAACCTTCACCAAATATCTTTGTTCTTTGTTTATCACTTAAAGCACCAATTGCTTTTGATAAATCTCTTACTGCATATACAAATGCATTTCGAATATCACCACGACCTTTAAATTTACTTTCCACATCTTTTATACCTAAAGCAGTTTCACCCTTATTCTTAAGATGTCCTTTATTACGAGCAGTAATTAATTTACCATCTTTCCAACTTATCATTAGATTTTGACCATCAGTTTTTTCTGTTACATTATCTTCACGACTTAATTGACCACCCAATCCCAATTCAATAATCTTTTTTAAATCTTTAAATGTTAAATCTTTGTCATCAAAAGGATGACTCATGTGTCCGTATGCTCCTCCCATTAATAATAACTCCTTTCCATTTCTTCCTTTATTACTTGTTAATACTTCCTTTAAACTTGACATATACTTTTTAGCTGCTTTAGGTCCTTTGTTCTGTTGAACCCATCGTATAGCATTTGCAGTTGCTATTTGTTTTTTTCTACCTTTTGGATTTGGATTTTTTACCATTTTTGGTAATCCACTATCAGTTGTTTCCGGTTCTTCCTTTTCTTTTTCCTTTTCTTTTTTCTTTTTTCTTAATTTATAAGCACCATATGTTATACCCACAGCAAACTTAGCTAAATTTTTACCAGGATATGGAAAAGATAAACCCATAACTTTTCCTGTTGCAAACAATGTAATAAACTTAGCACCTTGTGAACCACCAAATAAATCACTCAAAGTTGCAGTACCAGCAGCAGCACCCGCAACTCCAGATAAATCAAAATCATATTCTGGCTCACCTACAAAAGTCATTTGTGTCCACATATAAGTTACCGCGGCACCTGCACCTAACATCATAATTCTTTTGGTCTTAGGATGTTTCTGTAAAAAATCATCTGCCTTTTTTAATAACCTATCTTTTTCTTTCATTAATTTCGTATTATTAATTTTCTTTGCTAATTTATCTGGTAAGTGATGAAACAAAGTCGAAGCTCGTTTGTATCCTTTTTTAGCATTTTCAAATATTTTATCAACACTAAAATCATTTAATTTAGCAATAGAAAAAGTATTCTTATTGGTCATTGTTTTTTTAACTTTTTCAAATGGTTGTTTTGATTTCTTTGCCCAATCCTTTAAAAAGTTATTAAACTTAATACCCTCATCTAAGGGTATAACTTCACCTTCAATAATTAAATTATTATGAACCAACGAGAGAACTTCTTTTACGATTTCATACTCATCATGTTGTTCATTTCCTCTATCTTTATCTACTTCTTCTGGTTCTTCATCTTCTATTGTATCTAAAGTTTTTGGTGAATCATCAACGACAGAATTTCTTTCTTTTTTCATATCATCAACATACTCGTATTCTTGATTAGATAAAATCATATCAATGTGGTCTAACCACTTATTCCAAAGTTCACTTCCAACTAAATCCAATTCATTTGCGGCACCTGGTTCTCTCACACCAGCAGGTCCATATGAAACCGAACCAACAGGTCCTTTTGGATACGCGGTATCTTTAACGAAACTAAAATCTTGACTATTATATACATCATCATCAATTAATTCTTTAGCAATCGCCCAACCTAATTTTCCAGCTTCCAACTCCCCTCTTGTACGATAAGAGGTTAAACTTGAAAACATAGAAGGACCATCATCTGTGTCTACACTAGCAATTTGACTACTTTCAAAAATACCACGATAAACTTCATATAATTTTCTGAATTTATTAGTCATCATATTATACAAACCTTTATCAAAATATCCAAATGTTTTTTTGAAAAATTTTATTCTTTCTTTATCGTCTATATTTGGATTACCCAACATATCCCTTGTCTTTGTTCCACTTATATTTCCAAATTGTGGAGCAGTAACAAAGTATCCATGTTCTTCAAACCCTCTTATATCACCTTTACTTTTTTTGTAATCTTGATAGTAAGTTTTACCACCACCCTTTTTAGTTCCAGCTTTTAAACGACCAGCATCTTTTTGGCCGAAAGCATAAACTACTGCTGTTGTTTCAGGATCAAACTTCTTAAGTAAATTGTCAGCTACATATGGTGTTTTTTCTTCAATGATACGATTCTTTGGAATACCAACCTTGACCATATGACGAACTTTCTCTTTGAAGTTCATTGGGTGTCGTGGTGGTTTTTTAATATTAGATGTGGTTATGTAAGCTTCATCAACTTGTTTGGACAACCACTTATATGTAGCAAGATGACCTGAGTGAAATGGTTGAAATCTACCACCGAATACACCAATGGTTTTTTTGATTTTAGTTGGAGCTTCATTTACTTTTTTATAACCACTCATAGAGTTAGTCTTATTCTTCTTGACTTTCTTCTTTGTGGTATCCCCCTGTATAGTTCCATCAGCTGATACAATACCACCCATCTCCTCAACAATAGGTTGAGTTATTTCTTCTACTAACTTTTTTAAACTCATAAGTTCAATTCCAACACTTGTCTCATTCTATCTTCAAAAGGTCTTGGTAAACTATCTTTATCATAGTAACCCCAATCAGTATGTTCGTGGTCTAATGTAGGTTCAGGTTTACCATCCATCTCTGCTTTATAAACTTTACATAGACGATTATACACTCCGTCTTTTATCGTACCTAAATATACTAAACTTTTAGGGTTAATGTCAAGCATTGTTTCTTCTTTTAATTCACGAGCAGCACCTTCCTCAAAGGTTTCACCTTTCTCAACACCACCCATTGGTACAGACCAAAAATTTGGGTACTTACCTTGAGTTTCGGAACGCTTTACACAAAGAACTTGACCTTCAGATATAACAGCAACACCACCAACCTTTCGTGGTGGTTTTGTTAAATGAAAATCTCTTTCGTTAAGTAAATCTTTTAACTTAATCATCTTTGTCCTAATTTTTCTCTATCTTTTTTAGACATTTTATTCCAATGTTTTTGAATACCACCACCAAACTTTTTTAAATTCTTATCTCTTTGTTTTTTTAACATTACATAAATTATATAATGAGTTTCTCTATCAGAAAGACTAGGTGGTACTACTTGTTTTTTCAAACCTTTACGAACTTCAGGTGAATTTAGTTTCTTTTTTAATGCAGTAATTTCAGATTTGGATAAGGGTTTACCCATAGTCTTAGTATCCCATTGTTCAATTAATAAATCGATTAACTTAATCATTTCTCATATCCTTTATGTCTTGATAAGATTTACTTTTAGTTATCATTCTTCTTACCATCATAGATTGTTTTTCTAAAGTACGAGATAATAATCTTTCTTCTGGTGCGTGTTTTTTAAATAAATCAGATAAATCTTCTAATGCA